TAGCATTTCTTAATCCTAATTTTTTCAATAGCTCTGATGAAGTAAGCATTCCTCTTCTTATTTTTAATATTCCTGAAAGAAATGAAAAAATAAATTTTCCTATAATCTTTTCATTAACCGTTTTTTGAGAACATTCTTTTCTTTGATATCTTCCCATACAGTAATATGTATGTGTTATATATCCATCTGCTCTTGCTTTTGCAGCTTGACCTGTAAGTCCACTTCCACATTCCCCACATCTTAAAATACCTGAAAACACATAACTATTTGTGTTTTTTCTAAAAGCTGCAGTATTTTTTCCTGCATTTTCTTTTAGAATTTCATTACATTCATTCCATAAATCTTTAGATATAATACCAGGATGATTATCATCAACAACTATCCAATCTTTCTTATCTTTCATTTTTCCTCTGGCACTAGTTCTATAATTATACCTATAAGTACCTTTATAAAATGGATTTTTTATAATATCACCAATAGTTTTAGTGGTCCATTTTCTGCCCTTTTTAGTTCTTATATTATTTTTTTGCAATTCAACTAAAACTGATAAAGTGGACCTCTTCTCTTTATATGTGTTAAAAATAAATTTTATTGTTTCAGCTTCTTCTTTGTTTATGATAGGGAACTTATTTTCTTTGCTCCAATCATATCCTAAAGGAACTGGAGCCCCATTCCAAAGTCCTTTTGTAGCTCTATCCATCATAATAGCAGTTACTCTTTCACCTGTAAGCTTTCTTTCAAGCTCAGCAAATACCAGGATAATTTTTAACATAGCTTCACCCATGGCTGAACTTGTATCAAATTGTTCATTTTTAGATACAAAAGTACAGTTGTATTTTTTTATTTCCTCATACATATCGCAAAAATCTAAAAGATTTCTTGATATTCTATCAATTTTCCATACAAGGACATGAGAAAACTCACCTTTTCTTATCCTTTGCATCATATTTTGATAAGCTGGTCTTTCTGTATTTTTTCCTGAATATCCTGCATCTTCAAATACTTCATATTCTTTTGTATTTAAAATAAATTCACAGTAATTTATAAGATCATTTCTTTGAAGGGGTAATGAATCTTTATCTACTTGATAATGTGTTGAAACTCTAATGTATATTGCTACTTTCATAAAAAACAACCTCCTTTACATTTGGTATGATTTTATAAAAGTAGCAATATTAAAAAAAGAGATAATCACTCCATGAAAAAAGCTTTTAAACGGATTTCTGTACAGTTATTAAATCCCTAGCTTATTCAATAGCCCTAAAACTCCTCTTGAAATCAAGCTATCTACTGCCTTTAATGATATATCTTTAAGAATATTTAAAAGTCCTTCTATTTTTGATGGATCTTCTTTATTCTCTACAGCTTCTTTAGCATTTATTAAAGTTCTTTGTACCTGTTCTGTTGAATTTCCATATGCTTCTTTAAAGCCAGTCTCATATTTTGATATTTCTTTTATGACTTCTAATATTTTCTCATAATCAAAATTTTCATTAATTATTTTAGAATTTGATATATTTTGTTGTATTTGAACTTTAGAAGCATCTCCAGTAATATTTATAGAATTGTTTTCCATATATCTTTCCTCCTTTGATTCACAATAAAGTTTATAATCCTAAAAGTTTCTTCCATGTGTTTTTGCCAACAATCCCATCTGGAGTAATTCCCCATTTATTCTGCATCCATATAACACAATTTTCTGTTTCTTGTCCAAAGTCTGTGTCAGGATTTGCACCAACTCTCAATTGTATCCAACGTGTTATTTCACCTTTAGCTCCTTTTTTAACTAAAGGGCATGCACTTAATGTTAATTCTCCTGGTCTTCCATCTACCTTAAGCTTATTTCCATTTTTATCTCTGAAACCTTGCTTATTTAATTCTCTTTGTAGTATTGAATAGATATCATTTCCACCTAAATCTTCTACATCATTTACATTATTGTTTACTACTATGTTTTCAATATCTCCTTTTATTAATATGCCTTCTGTAAAATTATTTAAATCTACATTACCATTAATACCAGGTACACTTCCCTTTTCTGTATACTGATGGCCAACATAGTTAGTACCCCATGTATTTGTGGCCATAGGAGAACTTACACCATAATGTGCTATCCAGCAAGGATATGAAGCTAATCTATTATCTAAATTATCATTTGCAAAATATGGTCCAGTATATATTAATATAGGTAAATTAGACAACTCTTTAAATTTAGAAATAAATCTTAAAGCATAATCCATAACATTAAAGCCATTCTCTTCTATATCTAAACAAGGTATTAAATTATTTTCTTTATCTTTTATTAAGCTCCAAAAATTCAGTGCCTGACTCTCTGGAGCACTTGTTCCTTTTAAATAATGGTAAAATCCAGTAGGAAGTCCTATTGCTTTTGCTCCTTGATAATGCTCGTTTAAATATGGGTCTTGATAAGTTGTTCCTTCTGAAGCTTTTATATATACTAAATTTACATCACTATTTTTCAATTTATTCCAATCAATACGTCCATTATGATTTGATATATCTATACCCTTCATATTATCTACTTCCTTTCTTCTTTTGAATCATTTTTTTCAGCCATATTTTCTCCACTCTTTTCAACTACAACTTTAAATCCAGATACAATTTTAATTAAAAATGGAGCCATTGGTGTTTCTAATCTAGTTAAATTTTCTAATATTGATATTAATTCATTTATTATGAGCCACACTGCAACTAAAAGCCCAAAGAAGGTAACTGTTGGAACTTCTATTCCTATTGCTTCTGTAACATTTAAGATAAGCCAATCAACTATTACTCCAACTAAAACTTCTACACCATACATTAATTTTTTTACTATACCCCACATACCAGTTTTGCTACTTATTTTTCCTTCTTTCTTTGAAGCTACCATTCCTGTACAGAAATCAAATATCATAGCTAACAATAATATTGGTAAAACAATATAAAGCAATCCTAGTTTTGCACTTAAAAAAGCTCCTATGCTAGCTATAAATCCTTTTGCTAATTTAATATTGTTCATATTTAATCTCCTCCATATACTTTAATAAAAATATGGTTTTTAATGTCTGGGCTTCTAATTTTGTTTTTCATAATTTCCTCCATGAAAAAAGAGACCAGGATAAAATCCTAATCTCTAATGTATAAAGTGTTGTTTATATTGATGTTGTATATTTTCTTGATTTAATTCTGCATAAATTTCTGTTGTTGCTGGATCTGTGTGACCTAATAAATGCTGAATTGTAGTAATTTCTGCTCCACTCTGTAAACCTAATGTTGCCATTGTATGCCTAAGAAGATGAGGAAATATTCTTTTTTCAAATCCAGCTCTTTTTCCAATTTTACTTATAACAATTTCTAATCCTCTTTTTCCCATGCGTTCATATGGAAATCTCTTGCTAATAAATAGAGCTGGATTATTATCTCTTCTTTCTTTCAAATAATTTTCTAAATGTAATTTAGTTTTATCTGAAAAACAAACTATTCTTTCTTTATCTCCTTTACCAACAACTCTTAATGTATTATTACATAAGTTTAAATCCTCTATGTTGGTATTTTCAACTTCACTTATTCTGCATCCAGTTGAAAATATAAACTCTAATAATGCTCTTTCCCTATTATTAATACATGCTAATCTTAACTGTTCCAACTCTCTTACTGTTAATGATTTTCTTAAACGTATAGGTAACTTATTTTGCTCTAATCTCTTAGCTGGATTTTTTGGGATTATTTCTTCCTGCTCTAGCCATCCAAAGAATGCCTTTATGCAAGACGTTATTGTATTTTGTGTGGCTGGTTTCTTCTCTTTGCTATATTCATAAACAAACATTCTTAAATCATTTGTTGTTATTGTTGCAATTGGTTTGTTTAAATAACTACTGAAAGCTCTTAATATGTAAAAATAATGCTTTAATGTAGATTCAGATAATCCATCTAATTTTCTAACTTTTAAGTATAATGCTATATTTTCTTTTATATCTCCTTTGACCAAAGATTTTTCTAAAGTGACTACTTCATAATTATATAAAGCCAAATTTAATATCTCTCTTACAAGCTTTTGTTGCTCCCATATAAGACTTAATTTTTCTGTTATTTGTATAGTAGCATTGGTAATAAATTCTTCATTATAATTCATTTTTAAAGTACCTCCAAAGAAAATTATTTTTTTTGAATAACAAATAAAACTTTGGATATACTATTTATTGTACAAGGGCATAAAAACCCATGTGCATAAAAAAGTAAACCAAGGTATTTGTTATCTAGACAATAACAGTTTTCCCTGGTTTACTTTTTTTATGCATTTTTATTTAATGTTATTTTTTAGTGTCCACTCCAGCAATGGGTCTATTGAGAATTACATAGTTTTTATTTTATTAGCTATCAATGTGCCTAAATGTGGATAACCTACTGATGCGTTTAAGTGTACTAAATCTACATTATCTGGATATGGAGCAGTTGCACTAGCTGGTGTTTTCGCACAATATATGTCCCATGTAAATTTTCCAATTCCACTATTATGCCATAAATCTAATACTTCTATATTGTTATATTCAGCGACTTTCTTTATAATATTTGAAATGCCTTCTAATGTTCTTCCTGTCCCTAAAGGATATTCTCCATAACCATCTATATTAACATACCCATAAGTCCCTACACAATGAGGTGTTATGAATAGTAGTTTACAAGTTAAATTATCGGCTTGTTCTAATAAACTGTAAATAGAATTTATAACATATTGTACTTTACCCGCCAAGGTGTTCTTCGTTGGATAAACATCTCCTATTTCCCCATAAGCCATATGTCTTTCATTATACCCTGCATATACAATTATAAGTTTTTTTCCTGTTACATCATCTACAGATAGTGGTCTTAATATACCACTTGCATCTGTTTCGTTGTCGTAATCACCATCTTGTCCATTTTCTCCATCTATAAGGTCAATGTAGCCTTTCCCACCCTTAGCATGTGTGGTTATATTGCAACCTAATAACTCTGTTGTTTTTAGTTGCCATTTTTTAGCACTTGTTAAGCTATCTCCTATAGCTAATACTTCTGCCCCATTCCAGTTGTTGAAAAATTCGTTGAATAATTCTTTTTTATATTCAGGACTTAATGTATTTGCTACATCTGCTATCATTTTTATAGCATTTACATCTGTTACAGTATTAATTTCATTTACAGTTTGAGTTAATTTAAGTGTTGCACCATTAATATTGCATTTAATACAGAGTGCAATCCCTTTATATATAGTTTCATCTTGATCAGATGTTATAATGTATGTTTTTGTCACACTCACTCCACTGTCTAATGTTACCATTTCACCTACGATTTCTCCATTAAGTCCAACAACTCCACCACTTATTTCAGCTTTGTACGCTTTCATAAAGTTAAAATCAGCTGATACGTTACCTATATTCTCTACAGTAGAAATAACTTGATATTTTTTACCCTTTATATTTTCAAAAATCCACCCGTAAGTGCCGTAAGTTGTATTTGTTGTATATGCAAGACTATTGCCTTCAACAACTTTACTTGTACTATCAACACCATTAATCATATATTTGGAAATACTCAATTCACCACCAATTATATCAGTTTCTGTTGTTTCTTTTTCAAATTTATTCTGTATTTTTTCTTCTAACTTGGTAATATCAACGCTTTTATCATTTAATCCTGTGGCTTGGTATTGTAGACTACTTTTTTCAAATTTACTTGTAGTAGAATTGTATAAGTATATATACCCGTCGGATATGTTTACATATGTTTTAGTAGTGTCAATCATTTTATCTATACTGCTTGCAAACTCTGGTGTTACACTGCTCAAGTTTGCTACATCATTTTTGTTCGCTTTTTCGTCCATTTGCGAACTTAATTCTGTTTGTTTCTTTTTTATACCATCAAGAAACTCATCTATATATTCATCCATTTTTATTATATCTAAGAGTTCTACTATTTTGTTATTTACCTTGTTTGACTGAAAAACTTTTTCTACTATTACTAAACATAATGGAAATGTGCTTACTGTTCCTTCTTTAACAATTTCAATGTCTAGTTTTGCTTTTCCTTTAATATCTGTATAATCTTTATTCAATGTTATACTTACTATATTTTTATTTATATCCATGTCTTTTTTTAAAGGAGTTCCATCTGGTTTGCTCCAGTTCAATGTTGCTTTTGCTCCCATTAAGTCATAGTTTTTTTCATTTTCATATATGTTAATAATTAAATTTATATCATCATTTTGCATACAAGCTTTTATATCATATTCTTGTAAATTTATATCTATATCATAAATTACTTTTCTCATAGCCTCACCTAATATTTATTAAATTCTTTTTTGAAAGATTTTATTATGTCATTTTCAAATTTTTTATTATTTGCAGATAATTGTTTTTGTAAATCAGCTTTTGTCACATTATCAAGGTTTCCTTTTACAACAATTTCATTTGTTACATAAAAACTATTGCTTATATTATTTGAATTAGTATTTTTATTTTGTCTTGCTACTTCTCTTCTTATATCTTCTCTCATTTTTTGAGTTGAAGCTAAATGATTAGTTACTTTTGTTCCAGATGGCAGATAAGATAAGCTATTCCCAATACTTCTTGCTATACTGGTTATACTATCATGTAATTCCCAACCATCTTCATTAGTAAGTGCTAATCCTTCTTTTGAGTTGCTTGTACCTGTAGCATATTGACTACTTACTTTATTTCCATTTACCCAAACATTACCTCTTCCATCACTAAAGTAATCTCCAGTGCCTTTATATTGTACCCATATAGTACTAGTTCTATCTTTTGCTGCTCTATCTAAAGCATCTTTAATTTCATTTACATTTGCAATAGTACCATCTTTATTAACTCTTATTTGAATTGGAGTATTATTAATATTTATAATTCCTACTCTTGTTCCATCTGTAGCTGTTTTAACTTCTGATAAACTTCCTACAACTTGACCATTACTATTTATTATTTCTCCGTTTGCATTTACAGTTGTATTTTTTCCATCTGTAACTGCATTTTTTATTCTTGTTTGAGCTGAAGTATATTCTGTTGCCATATCCTGTGCACTCTTTGCAAACTTTTCATTATATCCTGCTGCTTCTTCCATATGAACTCCCTGAGCATCTGTGGAAGTTGCAACAGCTTCAACAATTTGTCCTGTTGTTTCATCAACAACTACTTGGACATTATGCCAAGCCTTATCATTAGTTGAATAGAATTTATACATACCACTTTCAGTAACCTTATCCATTCCTTCATAATTTTTAATCATTGTATTAAGTCTTTCATTTGCTCGTAAATCTTCTTTTTCTAATATTTTACCTGTAGTAACATCTATAACATCTAAAAGATTTTCATTGTGAATTTTGAAATAATTTAAATCATCTCTATAATTTTGTTCATTTATCTGTTTCTTTTCTTTCCATTCCTTTGTTAATCTTGCTTTTTCTGTATCAGCTTGTGCTTTCTGGCTACCATTCATTTCATTGTAATTACTCATAACAGTATCAATCATAGTTTGATAATGTGCATCAGTTTGTGCTTTTTCATCTTCATATTGTTTTGCTTTTTGTTGTAGTAATTCACTTGCTGTTTCAGCATCTACATTTTTTATTCTTGACTTAAATTCATTTCTAGCATAATTAAGTTCATATTTATTATTTTTAGCCTGTGCTTCAAGTTGAATTTGAGATATTTTTGCATAGTATTCATTTATTAAAGCTTCATCATTAGGAGTAACTTTATATCCTTCCTCCCTTACTTTTCTAAATATCTCATTAACTTCTTTTTGCATTCTTGTAACTTCTTCTTTATTTTTATCTCCACTTTCATTATAAAAATTAATTAAAGTTTGTTCCGTGTTATCTATTACTCCATCTGCATTAAAACCTTCTTGAAGTGTGCTTTGTATTTCTTGTTGTTTTTCTTCTATTGCACTTATAGCACTTTCACAAAGCTTATTAACTCTATCATTTAATTCATTACATTCATCATTAGTTAAAACATTATCTATATTTAATGTATGTAAATTAAATGCAAATTCTTGAACATCTTTTGTACTATCCTTAACTGCTTTTTTAAAATCTTTAGATAGATTATCAGATAAATCTTTTTGCACTAATCCCATATCTTCCAATTCTTTTTTTGTGTAAGATACTCCCCCTGATAAATCAACAAATATTTTTTCTAATGTTGACATTTCATCTCTTGATTTAATAGCACTTCTATTCATAGCCTCCATATATTCATGAGTTCCATATATAACTCCTGCTAATGTTCCAATTGTTGCAACAACTGGAATTATAGCTCCACCTAGTGTTCCAAATGTAGCTGTTAATTTTCCTAATATAGCACTTGCTCCTGATGACTTAACTGCTAAGTTTCCTATCTTAGTATATATTTTTCCAATACTTGTACTTAAACTACCTAAACCTGTAACTAATTTTCCTGCTCCTGTTATTAAGCTTCCAGCAACCTTTAGCAACCCCCCTGATGCAAAAGTTAAAAGTCCTGTTCTTAAAATTAATTTTTGTGTTTCTTTATCAAGATTTCCAAACCAAGAAACAAATTCAGATAACTTGCCTATTAAACTATTAATATGAGGAAGTAAATATTCGCTTAATTGTATTCCTAATCCTTCAAGTTGAGATTTAAATATAATTAAATTTCCCTTTGTATTATCAATCATTACTTCACTCATATCTTTTGCAGCACCACTACAATTATTTATTGCATTTTCTAATTTACTAACATCTTCTGGTGCTGAATTCATAAGAACTAACCAACTTGCCATAGCTGTTTTACTAAATGTAGCTTCAGCATTTAATGATTTTTCTGCTTCTGTGAAATTATTAAATATAGCCCTACTATCATTTATTATGTCATTTAAATTTCTCATACTTCCATCAGCATTAGTTGTTGTTACAACAAATTCTTCTCCTGCATTATTAACAAACTTTAAATCGCTTGCCATAGCATTTAATATAGTTCTTAGCCCTGTTCCTGCTTTATCTCCTTTTATAGAAGCATTTGCTAGTAAACCTATTTGTTCTGCTACTTGTTCTATTGAAAATCCTAAACTACCTGCAATTGGAGCAACATATTGAAATGTAGTTCCCATAAGACCAACATTTGTATTACTATTAGTTGAAGCAGCTGCTAATACATCTGAAAAGTGAGCTGAATCACTAGCTTTAAGTCCAAAAGCTGTTAATGCATCTGTGACAATATCAGATACAGTTCCAAGCTGTTCTCCTGATGCAGCTGCTAAATACATTACTCCTTCAAGTCCATTAAGCATATCTTCAGTTTTCCAACCAGCCATAGCCATATATTTCATTGCTTCAGCACTTTCAGTTGCAGAAAACTTTGTTGTAGCTCCCATTTCTTTTGCTTTTTCAGTTAATAGTTTTAAATCTTCACCTGTAGCTCCTGAAATTGCCTGAACTTCTGACATACCAGCTTCAAAATCCATGCCAACTTTTATTGCATATGTACTTAAACCAACAAAAACAGAACTTAACATCATCAGCTTATCTCCTAGAGCAGTTGTAACTCCTCCTACTGTTTGCATTTTACTTCCTAATGTATTTAAATTAGTTCCTAGTTTCTGCATATATTCCCCTGCTCTAATAAATCCTGATGATTGTTTTGCTATTTCTTCATTTGTTTCTCTTAACTGACCTTCTAATCTGGTAAGATTTTTTTCAGCATCATTTAATTTTTTTGAATAATTAGTTATAGTGTTAGAATTGCTATCCATTTTACTTTTAGTATCTGTAATTTCAGAATTTAGTGTTTTCATTTCTTCTTTTAATTTTGAAACTTCTTCACTTTCTTTTCCATACTGCTTTTCTGCTTCTTTAATTTGTTCTTTTAATTGTTTTTTCTTTTCAGTAAGTTCAGTAAGTTTATTTTTATTTTCTTCATATTTCCTACTGTTATTTTCAATATTTTGATTATAAAGCTCCATTTGTCTTTTTACATTTTGAATTTGAGTTGTTAGTGCTTTCTTCTTTTCAGTAAGATTTTGAATGTTTTTTCCATAAGTATTTACTTTTTGAGATGCTAATTGTAATTCACTATTTGTTAATTGGATTTGTTTTTTCATTTGCTGCAATGTATTAATCATTCCAGTATCTTCAACTCCAAAAATAACTCTTACTCTTCCATCAGCCATATTTTCACCTCTCTTATAGAAAATCTCTAAGCCTTACATTTTTCTTAACTTTATTATTTTTCTTAATCTTTTCCTTATCTGTAGTATTTTTAGCTTCTAAAATATCAACATATGCACTAATCAATATTGACTTTTTATATTTCATATTTTGTTTTTCAAGAATTGAAATCTCAGATAAATTGCTATTTAAAAATTCCTCTTCACTTTTATTTAAAATATTAGTAGAAATAAAATACCAATAATTCCACCATTCTTCAAAGCTAAATGAACTTTCATCTTGTTTGCTATCACTTTTATTAGTTTCTTTATATTCAATTGAACATTCTTGTATAAGTTTTATAATACCTAACAATATGCTTATCTTTATTTCTTCATTATCTAATACATTCTCTAGGTCTTGGAATGTTAATTCATCACACATACAACATATTATAATTTTTAAAGTAATATCATCTTGTTTTTCTAAAAAACCTTCTAAAACTTCAGTAGGGTCCTTATCAGTCATTTTGTATAAATTTTTTAAGAATTTAAAATTATACTTTAACTTATAAATCCTATCCTCTATTTCTAAATTTAAAAAATATCTATCACTTAATAGCATTTTTATCACCTAAAATAAAAATTGTATACATTTTTTACATTGTTATGTATACATTGCATAATATTTTTGCAATACATAAAAAAATAAATTAATGTATTACACTACAACAATTCTAAGTTAATATATAAAAAGAGATAGAATTTACTCTATCTCTTCATCATTATCCACAATTTCTATTGTGGCTTCCTTAGGGAATATTTTCTTGTGGAATTTCTGGTACTGGAACAGTTTTTCCCCACTTAGTAGCCCATGTTTCAGCATTAAAATTCTCATCATCACTAGATACAATATATATATAATCATCTAAACCTTTAGGACATATAAATTCACCACTTATACTTGATGTTTGTATTTCTCTATTATCCTTATCTTTAGTTTTTCCTTTTATCTCATTACCTTCCATTTTTCCTTTTAACAATGTTATATAATCCATTGCCTCTTCTCCAGTTTCTGAATTAAAAGTAGTTTGTTCAATCATTATAGCTATATATGGATTACTTTTCTTTTTGCCTCTAGTCATTCCACCTTCAGCAGTTTTCACATAATTGTAAATATCACATTTAACATCTTTACTTATTGCTGGAAGCGTTAATGTTAAGTTTGCTTTTCTAGTACCATTTACATTTGTTATTTCTCTATTACCTGCCCACAATGCTACATTACTTTCTGATGGTTGGATAGACATTTCAATTAAATCTCCTAATTCTTTTACTGCTCCATAACTTCCATCTGATGCTATTACACTATAATAAGCTTTTTCTAAACCATCACTTAATTGGTAAACCTGTTCTTTTGTTTCTGACATACTAATCATTCCTTTCAAATAAATCTTTTAATATAAAATCTAAATGCTGTATGATATAATTTTGTTTTTTCTTCAAAATCATCATATTCATCAAAAATTTTATATTTTTTAATTTTTAATACCTTTTTAATACTTTCTAAAAGCTCTATATTATTTGAATACTTACTAAATATATCTATTTGTACTGATGCATTTTCACTTAAATTTCTATTGCCTGCAAAATCAGATTCTTCATTACTAAGTAACATATATTCTAAATAAGTATTGCATTTTATATCATCATCTTTATGAAGATAATACATATAATTATTGTCTTGCTTCAAATTAAGCCCTTTATTTGCCTTTACAAGATATTTAATTATATCTTCATCTTGTAAATCAATATATATTTGTTGCCTTATATTCAAATACCTGTGCCTCCTAGTAAAATTTCTGTAGCTTTTTCTATTGCATCTTCTTGTACAGTTTCAACAGCTCTATGAATCCTTCCAACATTCTTTTTCTGTTGACTTGTTCCATACTCTTGAAATCTGTAATAAAAATCATCTATTTCTACTAAACAATATCTACTCCCTGATTTAGCTCTTTTCATTTTCTTTCTTACATGACTTTTAGAGTATCCAGTTTCTACTGCAATATATCCTTCAATTGCTCCTTTTAATATTTCTCCTGCTTCATTTAATGCTTGATTTTTTCTTTTTTCTGATATTTCAAGATTATCAAGTAATTTTGTAAGTTCTTCAAAGCCTTCAACTTTCATCCTCATACTCAATCACCTTTGCCAAATCATTTTCAATTACTTTACATTTTATTTTTAGCCATCTGTTTCTATAATTTATATTGTCTAAATGTTTTATTTCATAAACTTTATTGTTAAAAATAACAACATTATCATAAGAAATATTATTTGTAAATCTAACAATAAAATTAACTGAGTCTTGCAAATTAACTTGATAAGCTTGGTAAAACTCCTCACCATATAAGTTTTGAATTTTAGCTTTACATTGCCTATCAATAACATATTTTTCTCCAGCTGTAAGTCCATATTCTTTTTTTATTTCTTTATGTGCTATTTTTATAAGGTTTCTTAATTCTCCTACAGTAACATTAAAATTAGTTATTAGTATCACCTTCTTTATATGAAGCTAATATATCAAGAATTGTATTTGTAATAATGTCTCTTTTTGTTTTTTCAGATGCATCATTACTCCTATTTTCATATAAATCACTAACATACTTCTTTTGAAGTAGTTTTGCCAGTTTTAAACCTCTAGCATTATTTTTATACTCAGTCCCTACACATTCATCAATATAGTTTTCAGTTGCTAAGAGCAATTCCTCTAAAAAGTCATCTTCATCATCAAAATCGATTCTTAGATATGATTTTATTTCTTCTAAATTATTCAAAAATTACCCCTCCTAAAATTACAAAAGGAAGGGAATATCCCTTCCTAATTAAGCTGTTTTCTTTACTAATTTAACTATTCTTTGATTATCAGTTATTTTTGCGTCAGCTTCTATGAACGCACATGCTCCAATAGCATATTGAGTAGCATATTTTTCATTAAGCATTGTTAATTCTAACTGATTTGATAGTTTTACACTTAGCCCTTTCATATCTCCAAAATAAATATTTGTGGCATTTTCAGATATGTAAACATGATTTCCTAAAATTTCATATCCAAATCCTTTTACAATATCTTTGTTTAATAGATAATTTCCATCTGAATCTTTTAGCTTTCTTAATGCTTTTAAATCAGCTTTATTCATTATCCATACGGCATTAGGTAAATAAATAGCTGGTATTTCCATTTGAGTATCAATTAAATCATCAGCGGTTACTCTGTTAGCTGTTGAAGAGGTTATAACATTTGTTGAATTAACTAAACCTTTAATTTTAGTTTTTCCTTCTAAAAGTTCTTTTTCTAAAAAATCAGCTATTGATTTAGCAACTTTTCCTACAACATAAGAAGTTATATCTATTTCTGAATTATTTATTAAGCTTTTAGAAATTTTAGCTAATGTTCCAATTACAAAACCTGTTAAATCAACGCTTTTAAAATTCCCTGTACCTTCTGTAAGTTCTGTAAATTCATCCCCTTGATAAGCTGCTCCTATAGAACTTGTTTCTTCATCATAAATAGGTATTGTTAATGTTCCTTTTACATTATAAATTTCAGCCATAGCATATATAGGACATAGTTCTTTAACTTTTTCAATTATTTTATTAGCTATTGTAGTTGGAACTATAGCTCCATTATTTGCTTTACTTAAAGCTCTTTTTTCTCCTCTACAAAAATTTTCAAAACTTCTTATTTCCTCTTCTTCAATTTCTTCATCAGTTCTTTCTTCTTTTCCATTGTCTAAATTTCTTTTTGCACCATTTTCATTAAGTTCTCTTTCTTCAGCATTTTCAATTTCTTCTTGTATTTTTATTTTTGTTTCAAGGTCTCTTACTTCTTGCATTTTTGCTTCTGCTTCAGTAATTTTATTTTCAGCAAGTAATGCTCTTACCTCTGCTTTTTTATTTTCTTTTTCTTTTCTCATTTCTAATAAGTTCATAATTTTCTCCTTTCAAATTCATAAATTATAAGTAAAAATAAAAGAACTATCTAAGATAGTTCTAATTCTAACTGTATTTTTCTTTTTGTAAGTTCCAATTTTTCTTTTATTGATTCTTGATTTTTAAAATTCTCATAACTTCTACAAGAAACATTTGTATCATTATAAGCTGGAAAGGTTGCTATTGTTACCTCACGCAATTCAGCTTCTTTTATTGTTCTGATAAGGAAATCACCTTCTTTGCTCCATTTATCATCAATACATCTAAAGCCAAAACTACATCCATTTATATCACCATTTTTACAAAGTTCATAAACATCTTTTGCATAAGATACTTTAGGATTAATTCTTAACTCATATCTAAGACCAATACTATCAGATTTTAATTTTAAGCTTCCACTTCTTGTACTCCCTAATATTTTACTTGAATCATGATTGAATAAAATAGGAATAAAATTGTTCTGTTCTAAAGAATTATCAAATGCTCCAGGTGCAACCTCTTCATAAAAACCCATGTATTTACTTCTTGTATTATACTTATTTATATAACCTTCAATTATAAATTCTTCTCCTTCTTCTCTTGTTTCTAATGCTTCAATACAAATATTTCTAATTTCCTTTTCTCCATTCATATTTATCACCTCCTTAAAATGTGTCCGAATTGGACACATTTTTTATTCCTTTCCTTTATTTATATAACTTGCTGTTCCATCAATAAGATTTTTTAATGTTACATATCCTGAAGGAAGTACAACATTATTTCCACCTTCTATTTCAAGTAATCCCATAAGTTTTCTTGCATCATTGATAGAATATACTCCATTTCTAACAAAGTTAGTTATTATTTCTTGTTGTGTCTTTTGGTCTACTCTTAACAGTTCATTAATATTAAATTCAAAATATAATCCATTTCTTCTATCCTCTTTAGATAATAATTTTTCTTCTAATTCAAGTTCTATAGACTTAAATAGGACCATTAAGCAATTTGATAAAAAGTGTAAATTACTCATTTCTAAACTATTATTATTAGTATCACTTAAATCATTAAGCATAAATTGAGGCACTCCAAAAGCTGATGCAATTTGTTTAGCACCCATTTCCTTTAATTCTTTAAATTGTGAATCAGCTAAAGATATATTAAGAGGATCTACTTTATAACCAGCTGGTACAGTTATAAATCTTCCTTTAGCACTCCACATCATATTAAAAAGTTCTTGAGCTTCATTTAATTTTTTTTCATCTCTTATATCACTTGCCATTTGTACAGTACATTTATTAGTTAAGCCATTAGAAAATAATTCTTTTTGATATTTTTTAGCACTATTATTAATTTCAATAGTATCTTTTAATATATTCTTTATAGAACTACTTGTTATTGCATCCATACTGAAACCTTTAAAATGAAGTACCTCATCATATCTTGCATTATAAATAATTCCTGAATCTCCACATGTGTATTGAACTAAAATAGCATTTTGCTTTGAAGTTTTAGCTATTCCTATATTATCAACAATTAAGGTAATAGCATCTATTGGATATAAGCCTGTAACTTGTCCTTTTCTATCTCTACATATTAATGCAAAAGAATCACCTTTGTGTTGTCTTCTTGCTTCCATACATTTAAAAAAATCAAGTGAACTCATATAAGGATTTGGTCTTTTTTTTACTAAATTAAATAAAGGATTTTCTTTTTCTCTTACATCTCCGTTTTCTTTTTCTCTTTTTAGATTACAGCCTACTTTTCCAATGCTCTCAGAAATTATTTTTATACATTTAAAATATGTTGCATCTCTTAGTGCATCTTCAGAACTTAAAACATCTGCATCTAATGTTGCATAAGTACCATAATTTACATTATTATTAAATCTTCTATTTTCTAAAAGATTTTTCCACACTATATCACCTCATTATTCCAAAAACCCTTATTAATACATCTATTAATATCTCTATTGCTAGTACATAAAAAGCTATAGTAGAATTGATTAAAAGTGTATTAATAAATATAATGAAAAAAGCTAAGTATGTTAAGAAATTTATAATAAAAATTTCATCTTTAAGCTTCTTTTTTATTAAATCTATTTTTTTATTTTCTTTTTTCATATAACACCTACCAGTTTTGTGCCATTTTCTTCAAACTATCTAAGCTATTATAACTTTCCTGTTTAATTATTAATTCAGTAAAACAGAATATTAAAACAGCTACCATATCTATTCTTTGTTTTTGTTTATTTTCTTTAGCAAGCATTTCATCATCTGCTTTTCCCTTTGTTGTAACAGCATTACTCATATTCCAGTCAAGCAAGGAATTCTCTTCATAATATACATTTCCATCATATACTTCCTTTCTGAATTCTTTTGTTGCTGGAGATAATTCAAAGTAAGTTTGTTTTCTAAGAATCACATCATAATCATTACTTAATCTTTCCATCATTTCCTTTGCATTCATTGGGTCTGTTACTATATACTTAATCTTACAATTATAAGTTGATTCAATATTCCTTATGTATTCCTCAACTAAGCTATAATTAACAGTCATTCCTTCATGTATATCACAATTTCCTATCTTAGCCATTTCTCTATAGTCTATAATGTTTTTTTCACGTCTTTTTATAAGAGAATCTTCTGGCAAAAATCCATGACTTTTACAATAAATTTTTTCACCTTCTCTATACATAATTCCAACAGCTGTTAAGTCAGTTGTAACAGACATATCTACACCAACTATTACTTCCTTGCCTTCAAAATCCACTTTTTTGACTTTACATTTCTTCCAATATTCAATATCTAAATATTTTCTTTCTTCATTAGTTTCAAGAAAAATATTTAATGACTTTGTAAGATATTCTTCCTGTTCACTAGTTTTGATTTTAGCTATTTCCCTATCTGCTTTAATTTCATTATAGTTCTCTTCAATACGAAGAGGATTAGCTCTTAATATACCTATATCTTCCCAAGCTTCCTCCCTATTTGCATAGTAAAGTAAACAAAATATTCTATTATTTTCAACTACACCATTTAGAACTTTTCTATCATATTCTAATTCTTCTAACATAACAGAATCACTGTTAGGATATGCAGTTGTTATCTTTATCATAATTGGATTTATTACACTTCTTTGACCACTTCTCATTGCTCCAATGTTTTTATTAGTAACAAATGCTCCAACCTCATCAACTATTACAGTTGATGGTCTAATAGAATTATTTTTATCAGCTTCAGCAGTTCTTGCTTGATAAAAACTATTAGT